CAGTGAATGAAGACGGTACAGTAGACGAAGAGAAGACTAAGGATATTGTTTCTGGATGGTATGCAACAGAGGATGGCAAGACTACATCTGTCGCACACTGGTTAGAGGAAGATGATTTCCGCAAGAATGGTGGAGTGATGAATCACGAAACCGTCGAAAGTATCTCGAAAAGAAAGAAACCTTTCACAGTAGACTACGCAGGTTTCGGTTGGTTGATGATTAAGAAGGGCGTATTTGAAGCAGAGGCAATGAAGTATCCTTGGTTTGCTCCAAAGATGCAAGTCTTTGAATCAGGTGCGGTACAAGATATGTGCGGAGAGGATGTAAGTTTCTGTTTAGATGCAATCGAAGCAGGATTTGAAATCTTATGTGACCCTCGTATTCGTGTAGGGCACGAAAAATCTCGTATTATATAATGAATCCTATCAAGGAATGGGTAGAGCATCATCTACCCAATAAGAATGATGAAGATTTATGGTATTTGGCATCAGAAGTATTGACAGAACTCTCTAAAAGAGATAAAGTAAGTTATAGGATTCGTGCAACTGACGAATCTGTTGAACAAAAACTTCAATCTTTGTAATTAAATGCTATTTCTTTCGTATCTCGGTTTAGCAGCGATTCTCGCAATATGCGGTTTCGTTGCTTACCTTAAATTTTATAACCCGCATTAAACAATGGCAAAATCCGTTAGTTGGAATTCTGAACAAACTATAGAATCAAAACCGAAAAAGACTCGTCAAGGAAAAGGAAAACACACCACCTACGGGGCGACCTCTCGTAATAAGAGTAAAAAACGGTATCGTGGACAAGGACGATAAATACAAGGGACTCGAAAGAGTCCTTTTTTTATTGGAATATTTCAAATGAAAGATTTTTTAGACAATCTGGGTAATCATCAACATCAAAAAATGCTTCGAGAGATAGCAAATGATGACCAAACACCTAAAAAAAGAGATGTACGGGTAGAAAATGACCTATATGAACCTGATGGACTCGATTATGAGGTGGATTTAATGCATAATGGACCTCATTCTACTAACCTTCAGGAATTTTAGTAAGAAACCCCTATAAATAAAAGATAATCGGTGTATTATAGTGCCTCTACAACGGGTAAGTCAAAGTTTTAAAGATATAAGCATGTCATTTGGGGCAAACCCACTGACAAATGACCTTATTGCGATAAAAAATGCGAATGCAATTTCTAGATCAGTAAGGAATATTGTTATGACCATACCTGGCGAGAAACCTTTCAACCCAGACTTTGGTTCTAACGTTAGAAATCTCTTATTTGAGAACATGGATTCCGTTTCTGCGGGTCTTATTGTTGATGAAATAAGAACTTCTATTCAAAATTTTGAACCAAGAGTGGAATTAATGACTGTAGAAGCACTTCCTGACTTTGACAACAACTCTTATGATGTAAATATCGTATATGATATTATAGGTGCTGATATACCACCACAAGAATTACAATTTGCTTTAGAATCAACTAGGTAAAATGCCGTTAGTTAATTTTTCTAACCTAGATTTCGATCAGGTTAAGACAACTCTTAAGGAGTATTTGCAGACAAACGCTAATTTCACGGATTATGACTTCGAGGGGTCTAATCTATCGACGATTTTAGATGTTTTAGCATACAATACTTACATTACTTCGTACAATGCCAACATGGTAACGAACGAAGTGTTCATTGATAGTGCAACTCTGAGAGAAAATGTCGTTTCGTTAGCAAGAAACATAGGTTATATACCCCGTTCAAGGACAGCAGCAAGAGCAACGGTCAGTTTTACGGTAGATTTGACCTCAGTTACACCTGTTCCATCATCTTTAACCCTTAAGAAAGGTCCAGTAGCATCAACAACTTCATCTTTTGGTAATCAATCCTTTATTTTTTCAATTTTAGAGGATATTACAGTTCCAGTTTATAATGGAGTAGCATCATTTAGCAATATTAACGTATATCAGGGTACACTTTTATCTAAAGACTTTACTTTTAGCAGTGCCGACCCAAATCAGAAGTTTATTTTACCAAATTCTGGTATTGATACTGATTTAATTACTGTAACAGTCAAAAATAATGAGCAATCGACGACTGGAACGAAATATGCTTATCAAAATAGTCTTTTTGACCTTGATAAAAACTCATTAGTCTATTTTTTACAAGAAATTAGCGATGAAAGGTACGAAATCTTCTTCGGAGATGGAATTTTTGGAAAATCTTTGAGTGGAGGTAATTTTGTTACTGCAGAATACATTGTTTGCAACGGAGATAGTGCAAATGGCGTTACTGGATTCGCATTTTCAGGAAAATTAAGTTATAATCGCAATAATTTAAATTATTCTGTAACAAGTGGCATCTCTTTACTTACAACAGGTCTTGCTGCAAGCGGAGGAGAGAATATTGAGAGTGTTGAATCGGTTAAAAGGTATGCACCACAGATTTATGCATCACAAAATCGTGCTTTAACCTCAAATGACTATGAAACATTAATTCCATCACGAATTTATCCCGAAACTGAGTCAATTTCAGTCTTTGGAGGTGAAGAATTGATACCTCCTCAGTATGGAAAGGTCTTTATAAGCATAAAACCAAGAACAGGTGACTTTTTACCTAATTTAATCAAAGAAAATATCAAAACCAAACTTAAAAAGTATGCAGTTGCTGGAATTGTCCCAGAAATTCTTGATTTGAAGTATCTTTACCTTGAAGTTGACTCAAAAATTTATTACAACACTAATTTAGCACCTAATTCTGCATATGTTTCGACTTTAGCAACTCAAAATACTACAAAGTACGCAGAATCAACTGAATTAAATAGATATGGAGCAAGATTTAAATATAGTAAATTCCTTAAGGTGATTGATGATAGTTCAGATGCTATTACTTCCAATATTACAACAATTCAAATCCGTAGGGACTTAAGAGTTGTAATTAATTCATTTGCTGAGTACCAAATTGGATTTGGTAATGAATTTTATATCAAGAGTATGGATGGGTACAATATTAAGTCTACTGCTTTTAGGGTAAGTGGATATACGCAAGATTTATATCTTTCTGATGTACCTAATACAGACAAAGAAACAGGTTCACTCTTTTTCTTTAGTCTTCCTTCTCCAAACTCAACAAGTCCATCAATCGTAAAGCGAAATGTTGGAACTATTGATTATAAGAAAGGAATTTTGACCATTAATCCAGTTAATGTATTAACTGGTAAGATGAAAGATGGTCAACCTATTATAGAAATATCTGCATGTCCCAAATCTAATGATGTTGTTGGATTACAGGACTTATATTTGCAACTAGATATAAGTAACAGTAATTTTGAAACAGTTGTTGATGATATTGCTTCAGGGTTAGACCCATCAGCATCAAACTATATTGTAACCTCCAGCTACCATAACGGTACACTAGTAAGATCATAAAATGTCAATAAAAAGAGTTCAGTTTAACAATATAGTACAAAACCAACTTCCTGAATATGTCAGGGATGAATTTCCGTTGGTTTCCGACTTTTTAAAGACATATTATATTGGAAATGAATATCAGGGTGCTCCTGCTGATTTAATTCAGAATATAGACCAATATTCTAAAATAGATGAACTTACAAACCTAGTTGACTTTGTTACATTAGGTAGTGCGATTACAGAAATAGATGAAACGATTTTAGTTGATGTTGCAACATATCCTCAAGGAACTAAAGGATTTCCAGATACTTATGGTCTGCTAAAAATTGATGATGAGATTATTACATATACTGGAAAAACAGATATTTCTTTCACTGGTTGTGTTAGAGGATTTTGTGGAATATCTTCTTATAAATCAGATACTAATCCAGATGTACTAGTATTCAATTCAACGACCTCTGAGACGCATACAAAGGGGTCTCAGGTCACTAATCTAAGTAACCTCTTTCTCAAACAATTCCTTCTAAAAACCAAATATCAACTATTACCTGGACTTGAAGATAGAACTTTACACTCTGACCTAAATCAGAACGTTTTTATTAAGCAAGCAAAGGATTTTTATCTAAGTAAGGGTACTGATAAATCTTTTGAGATTTTATTTAAAGCTTTATATGATGAAGAAGTAAAAATTATTAGACCGAGAGAATTTTTATTTACTCCATCTAATGCACAGTATAAAGTAACCAATGATTTAGTTGTTGAAGCAATCGAAGGAGATCCAGTAGATTTGGAATTGTCAACACTATTCCAAAATGAATATGGTACTGATATTGAAAAAGCATATGCTCCTATCACTAGTGTAGAGAAAGTTTTTACAGGTACTGCAACTACAGCATATAAACTTAGTGTTGATGGTGGATATAATAGAGATGCCAGGGTTGATGGTGCAATGTATGGTGCATTTTCTATACACCCTAAAACTAAATTAATTGGGCAAGTAAGTGCTGGCACTACTACTCTTGATGTTGACTCAACTATAGATTTTGCATCTTCAGGTGAATTATCAGTAGTTTATAATGATGCTACATCAGGAATTGTTACTTATACATCAAAATCTACAACTCAATTCTTTGGATGTAGTAATATTACAGGTATTATAGAAGATGCCTCAAATATTGGAATTAATACTTATGCATATGGAACTTCTTTCTCAGATTCTACTAAAACGATTAAAGTAAGAGTTAATAATGTTTTAGATAAACTGGAATATTCTAATAAGACTAAAGGTTATTCTAAAGGTAATACTGCTAGAATAAAAACTTTAGGTACAAATGTAAATACTTCTAAAGGTAAAAATTGGTTTTATAATGTATCTCCAAGTTATAATGTCACTAAAGTAGTATTAATCGATAGTACTGATTTAAGTTATGAAGTAACTACTAGTGTAGATACAATTTTTAAAATAGGTGATAGTGCTACTATTAAAGGAACTGATGGAATTGATAGATTAACTACCGTAATTTCTTTAAGTGCAGCAAATTCATTTGTCATTAAAGGACAAGGAAATCTTATAGTAACTCAAAATTATACTATTCAACGTAATTTATCTAAAGGAAGGTCAAATACTTTTAGTAATCTAGAAAGATATTCTACTAATATTCAGAACCTTTATAAGAAAGGAACTGATTTAATAGTAACATCACCATCTATTCCTTCATATAATGATCAACCATTAAATGTTTCTACTAGGTCTGTAGTTTTTTCAGGTACATTCCGAGGAGATACCTTTAAGATTTCTGACCAGGAGCATGGATTCTATACTGGTGATGCAATTTATTATGTTCCTCAAAAAGTTCCTTATACTTATTATGATTCTTTCTATCAGTCAAAGGAAGGTACAAGAGTTAACTCATCATTATTTACTACAGATTTAGAATTTATAATAACAGGTAATAATGGTGGTGTTGATGTATCTGATAGAACACCTCCTAATGAAGGTTTATATTTTATTAAAAGGATAGATTCTACAACAGTTAAACTAGCAATGAGTAGGTCAGACCTTAATAAGTCTGTTTTTGTATTCTTAGATAATACTACTGTTGTAACCGATAATATAATCGAACCATATGCACTTAGAAACAGTACACTAGAATCACAAGAACTTGTAAAAGAGATAAAACTTCCCACTGATGATGGAGTTGTATACCCAACTACACCAGGAAGAACAGGTATTTTAATAAACGGTGTTGAAATATTAAATTACAAGTCAACTGATTTACTTACTTACGGAAAAATTAATTCTATTGATGTTGTTAGTGCTGGAAATAATTATGATATTATAAATCCTCCTCTTTTAAATATTAATGATACTGTTGGAACGGGAGCAACAGGATATCCCGCTATTTCAGGTTCTCTACAACAAATTCAGGTTATAGACTCTGGTTTTGATTATACAGAAACACCTATTGTTAATATCACTGGTGGTGGTGGAGAAGGAGCAGTTGCTTCTGTAAATATGAAATCTATCATTCATAAGGTTTCATTTAATTCAGGTGTGCCTTTTGCTGGTGCTGCTTCTACATCTTCAATTAATATTACAAATAATACTATTGATTTTGGAGAAGTTTATCATAAATTTAGAAATGCTGAAGAAGTAATTTATAATTCAGATGGACAAAGGGCAATTGGTGGACTTATAGATGGGTCAAGTTATTTTGTTAATGTTATTGATGCATATAATGTAGGAATTCATTCTACATATACTGCTGCTATTACGGGTTCTAATCCAATATCTTTAACTGAATATGGTATTGGTAAGCAAATACTAAGGTCTGTCAATACAAAGTCAGTTATTGATTCTATTAATGTCATTAATGATGGAAGTAATTATCAAACTAAAAAGAGAACGGTTCAACCAATAGGAATTAGTACATCTCTTGATAGTATTAATATTGATAATCATGATTATAATTCTGGAGAGGTTATTAGATATACAACCGATGGAACTATAATAGAGGGTCTAGTTCATGGATCTGAATATTATGTGACATCAGTTGATAAAGATACTTTTAAATTATCTCTAACAAAAGACTTATATGATACAGAACAGTATGTTAATATTACATCAAAAGGTGAAGGTACTCAGATATTTAATTACCCTGAGATTAGTGTTAATTTAGTTGGTAGTGTTGGAATAGATCCTGTAGGAGCAGAAACATTTAAAGCTAAAATACAACCAATTTTTAGAGGAGAAATTACCTCTATACATTTATCTCATAATGGTTCTGGATATGGTTCTGCAGAAGTTATTAATTTTAATAGAGAACCATTTGTTGCATTTATTTCAGGAAGAGATGCACAACTACAACCAATTGTTAGTGATGGAAAGATTATTGATGTTATTATTTTAAATTCTGGTAGTGATTATAACTCTCTTCCCGATTTAGTAATAGATGGAGTTGGTATAGGTGCAATATTAACACCAGTTATTGAAAATGGTAAATTAATTGATGTTAAAATTATCTCTGGAGGAATGGGATATGTACAAGCATCTACTAATATCACTGTTTTAAATTCTGGAAATGGTGTTAAATTAAAAACTAATATACAAACTTGGAGAATAAACTTATTTAATAGAGATCCTAATTTTACAGCAGATGATGGATTTATTACTAAAGGCAATATGGGTCTTCAGTATACTCATTTGTATGCACCAAGAAAACTTAGAGAAGTAATATATTCAGTAGACCAGTCTGGTAGAAGTTTATATGCAAGACCAGATTTAAGAAGAGTAAACAATACTGAAGTTGCTTCAGAATTCCACTCTCCTATAATTGGATGGGCATATGACGGCAATCCAATATATGGACCATATGGTTACCTTACAAATGAAGGTGGAACAATTGCTCAAATGCGGTCTGGATATTCTTTAGATATAAAAGAAGGCAGACCATCTACTGCTGTTTATCCAGAAGGATTTTTCATTGAAGATTTTACTCATAAGGAAGTTAATGATAATGCAGTATTAGATAAAAATAATGGAAGATTCTGTGTTACTCCAGATTATCCTAATGGGACTTATGCTTACTTTGCAACTGTTGATAGTTCTGAAGCTGCATCATCAGGACCATTTGATGGATATAAAGAACCAAAATTCCCATATTTAATAGGAGATAATTATAATTCTACTCCAAACGATTTTAATAATGATATTTTATCAACACAAGATGTATTTGATTTTAATGGATGGTCTAGAAATACACAACCTTATAATTTAATTGATGAGGAACTTAATTATAAGTATCTTTCCATTCCAAACAATTTATTACAAACTGTTGATATTAATGGAGTATTTCCAGGTACTGTTGATGGTATTGGAATTCAAACTGGTGGACAATTCTATAGAGTTGGTGATAAAGCAGTATTTGATAATACCAATACTCTTGGTTTAGGTGCTGCTGCTAAAGTATCACATCTAGATGGAAAATTTGTAAGTAATGTAAGTGTTGCAAGTAGTGTTATTACTGGTGTAGAAATATATCCATCTGATGCTGACGGAGAATATGAAATAGTATCCCCTAACCCTCATAATTTCTATAATACTGAATTAGTTAAAATTAGTGGATTATCTACAACTTCATCTAAGATTGGTGGTGTTTATAATGTAGGTGTTAGTACTAATACCTGGTCATTGACAGGTGTTGGTGATACTACTATAGGTGTAGATGCAGTATCAGTGACAGGAATAGTTACTTTCTTAAATGTTGCTGGTAATTTATCTAATAGTAGAATCAGAAGTAATGATATTATTGGAATTGGAACAGAAAAAGTAAAAGTCTTAAATATTGAACCTTTATATTCTAGAATTAGAGTATTGAGAGAAATTGATGGTACTGTTGGAGTATCACATACAGTAACAACAGTTCTTTATGAACAACCTAGAAGATTTACTGTTAATGCAGGATTTAATACAACTTATGACTTTAAAGTAAATAAAGAAGTTTATTTTAATCCTACTCATACAGTTGGATTAGGAACTCTTACTGGAGTTGGTGTAGGAACTGTTATTGGTCTTAATAATCCAGGTGCAGGTATAACTGAAATCTTTATTCCTACAAAATCACTTTATATTCCAAATCATGGATTAGTAACTGGAGATAAACTCGAATATTCTACTAATACTGGTCTTGGTATTTCTATTGCTTATGATTCTAATTTAGCAATAGCAACTTTACCTTCTACTGTTTATGTTGCAAGAATTAGCAATGATTTAGTTGGTTTAGCAACTGTAAGAGTTGCTCTTGGTTCAACTGGTACATTTAAAGGAATTGATAATGGATTTGCAAATTCTACAACACTATTCTTTACTGGAATCGGTACAGGAATATATCACAGTTTTAAAACTACTCATGAACCAATAACTGGTGAAATATCCAAGCATATTGTTACTGTTTCTTCTGCACAGACACATGGATTGACAAATAACGATATAGTTAATGTTTCTGTTAATCCTATTACTTCTAAAACCTTTACGGTAAAATATAACAAGTATAATAGGCGACTTGTAATTAATCCTACAACAGTTACTGCTGCTAATATAAACACAACAGAAAATTCCTTTACATTAGCAAATCATGGATATGAAACTGGCGATAAGGTTATTCATACTGCAAGTGTATCATCAGGTGGACTTATTAATGATGCAATTTACTTTATAGTAAAGGTTGATAATAATACATTTAAATTATCTAATACTTATTATAAATCAACACAATTAAAACCTGTAATTATTAATATTACAAGTGCTCAGGATGCAACATTTAGTTCTATCAATCCACCATTAAAATTATATAAAGATTCTACTGCTATTTTTGATTTATCTGATTCTTCTCTTGGTTATACAAATCAAGGTGCATCTTATCCTGCATTTAAATTTAATCTTTATTCTGATAAAGACTTTACTGAATTATGGAATACAAGTAAAACAACTAGAAATTTTGAAGTTCAGAGAACAGGTATTGTTGGTGTAGATGGTAAAGTTACTTTAAAAGTAGATGGTAATATACCTGAAATTCTATTTTATAAGTTACAACCTATTTCTGAGAATAATTTACCTGATTTATATAAAAATATTATTATTGACCCAGTAATTTCTAATAGTGAATTACAAGTCAATAATAGTCTTTATAATGGTCAATATAATATTACTATTGGTTCTACAAGTTCATTTAAATATTCTATACCAAACGCACCTGAACAATCCTCTTATACATCATCTTCTTCAGATTTAAAATATAATACCGAATCTACGAGTGCTTTTGGTACTATTAATAAGTTTGAAATTATTAATAAAGGGCAAAATTATTATTCTCTTCCTGGTATTTCTAGTATTACTACTAAGAGTGGTAAAAATGCTTTAGTTGAAGCATCTAGTGATTCTATTGGAGTAATTTCAAGAACTAAAATTAAAGATATTGGATTTGATTATCCTTCCGATCCTACATTATTCCCTAGTGTTAATTTACCACAATTTGTTACTATTAGAGATCTTGCATCTTTAGAGTCTGTTGGAGTAACATCAGTTGGAAAAGGATATGGTATTGCACCAAAATTAATTGTTTTAGATGGAGAAACTAAAAAAGAAGTACCTGACGTTGATTTAAAATATACTTTAGGTAATTCTAAAATTGAAATTCTTAAGAATACTACAGGCATGTCTATGTTGCCTCCAACTATTCTTCCAACTGAAAATTCAAATGGTGTAGGAATTAATACTATTTCATATAATCCAAATACTAAAGATGTAACAGTAGAATTAAATGTTGGATTTAGTACTGCTGATACCTTCCCATTTAATGTAAATGATAAAGTAATCGTAGAGAATGTAAGTGTTGGAGTTGGTTCAACTGGATTGGGTTATAATTCTGTAAATTATAATTATACGTTATTTACAATCACTGATACTCATCCAAATATAGGTGGAGTTGGGGCAACAGTTACTTATAATATGGGTAACTTAGTTGGTGCTGGTAAAACTATTGGAGAATTTGTACCTGCTAATTCTGCGGGAAGAATTGTTCCTGAAAAATACTTCCCTGTATTTGAAACTACATTAACAACTAATGAATTCTTTGTAGGAGAAGAAGTTAAATCTAATTCTGCAAATGGATTTGTTGAATCTTGGGATACAAATGATGGAATTTTAAAAATATCATCACAAGATGATTTTGTAATAGGTGAAGTAATTAAAGGTTCTTCTTCTAATACTCAGGGTATTGCATCATCAATAACTTCATATGATGCTTACTTTAAATTAAATGCCTTCTCTAAAGTAGAGAAAGGAAATGAAACTGACTCTGGTGTTCTTAATTATAATATGCAAAAGATTCAGGATAGTTTCTACTATCAGAATTTCTCATATTCTTTAAGATCTAAAGTTGATTTTGATACTTGGGATGATTTAGTAAGTAGTGTTAATCATACTTTAGGATTTAAGAAATTCTCTGATTATCAATTAGAGACTAATGCTGAAAATAATATGACAGTTGGGTTATCTACCAACTTAACTTCATTTGAAGTAGTTAATGATTTAATTGGTCACGGAGATTTGAATTGTGATTATGACTTTGATTTAGTAAAAGAAAATTCATTAACATTAGATTTAAAGATAGCATCTGATGAATTAGTCTTTAACAGTAGAGTTCTTACTGATTACTTTGAATCTATAGGTAATAGAGTACTTTCAATTGATGATATTAGTCCACAATTTAATAGTCATCCTAGAGCAACCGCATTTAGTGTTGCTGCTTCATTCCCATTATCAGATGTTCGTTCTCAAAAATATATTACTTATGTAAAAGATAAAAGATTCTTAGGACAAAGGCAATTAATGATTGTTGACCTTGTTCATGATAGTTCTATAGCATATATGAACCAGTATGGTAGAGTGGAAACACAATATGATCAAGGTTCCTTTGACTTTAATATTGCTGGTAATAATGGGCAGTTATTATTCTATCCTACCAAATCTGCAGTCAATGACTATTGGGTCATGGCTCTTTCATATAATTTAAATGACAACTTCTTAGCAGTTGGTGCTACAAGTTTTGGTGGAGTTGTAACCCTTGATTCTCAAAGTGTACAAGTAGCATCTGGTACTCCAACTACTATTGTAAGTGTAGCAACTACATATCGTTCTATTAAATCACTTGTTAATATTACAGCAGATACAGGTCTTCAAAGTAATGAATTTGAATTTGAAGAATTGAATATTATTCATGATGGAACTGATGTAGAATTAATGGAATTTGGGCAATTAACTACAACATTAACTCCTTGGGCAAATTCTGGTTTTGGAACTTATAGTGCTTATATTGATGGTGGTAATGTAAAGGTTGATTTCCATCCAAATGCAGGAATAGGAACAACTGCAGTAGTTAATACGGTAAATGTTGCTATGGCAGCAGCTGCAACTGGTATAGGAACTGCTGATTTGAAACATGCAAGATTAGAAGCAAAAACTACTTCAATTGCTTCTAATGCAAATCCAACACCTACAGTAATTGCTACTTTCCCATCTCAAGTCGGAGCAAATGACCAAGCATATGATGCTGCATATTGTATAGTACAAGTTACTGATACAACAAATAATAGATATCAAATGTCTGAATTTGTTGTTGTTGATGATTATATTGAAGAAACTGCTTCAGGTGATACTTATGATGTTGAATATGGTAATATTGAAACAGTTGTTGGATTAGGTACTATTGGGTCTAGATTAAATGTTAATGCAGGTGCAACTACTAATGTTGAAATTGTATTTACACCATTACCTAATATTGCTGCTTCAGTTAATATTTACGCAAATGCATTAAGAATACAGGATGATGCTAAGACCAATATGGCTCTTAATGAGGCAGGTTCTGTATCAGCATACTTTGGTGATTATACTGGTACTGATAGAGATATTAAGAGAGCATTCAACTTAACTCATAATAACTATGATATTTTTGATAGAAGTTTCGTAGGTGATGATAGTTCTATTGTTAGTATTGATGCAAATACTATTAGAGTTCCTAATCACTTCTTTGTTAGTGGTGAAAAACTTAAGTATACTCATGCTGGAATAGGTTCTACTCAAGCATTAGAGATTGCCAATACTAATTTCCCTGAGTTGGGATTCTCTACTACTTTAGTACCACCTGATGTCTATGCAGTTAAGATTGATGCTGATAAGATTAAATTAGCATCTACTGCTGCAAATGCACTTAAAGTAGTTCCTGAAGTTCTTGATATTACTAGTGTTGGTATTGGTACTTCTCATAGATTTACTTCTACTAATCAAAATCCAAAAGTGCTTCTTGCTTTAGATAATATTTTCCAATCTCCAATTGTATCTACTGCACAGACTACTGTTCTTGCAGATCAAATATTTACTACTGACGACTTAATTCCATTTAGTGGTATTACCTCATTCTTTGGAAGTGATTTGGTACAGGTTGAAGATGAAATAATGAAGATTGAAGGTGTTGGTATTGGTAGTACTAATGTTGTAAGAGTAAGAAGAGGATGGTTAGGAACTAAACTTGCTGGATATGGTACAGGAACTATAGTTACTAGAGTAAATGGTAATTATAATATTGTTGAGAATACACTCAACTTTGCTGAACCTCCTTTTGGAAATATTCCAGAAAGTTCTCCATTAAACCCACCTGATTCTAGAGATTGGGTAGGAATCTCAACTAGTTCTACTTTCCAAGGAAGAACATTCTTACGTCGTGGAGTACCTAATACAACGAACGAAACTTATTACAAGAATTATATTTTTGATGATATTTCTGCTGGATTTAATGGTATTAATAAAGACTTTACCTTAAAATCAAAAGGACAGAATGTATCAGGAATTGCTACAGAAAATGGAGTAATTTTAGTTAATGATGTATTCCAAGGACCAGGTGCTGCTTATAATTACGAACTTTCTGAAGCATCAGGTATTACAACTATTACATTTACTGGAGACCCAGTTGATGTATCTACTTTAGACAGAGATGCTAATGCTTCTAAGCGTCCATTGGGTGGTGTAATCGTCTCAGTTGGTTCAGAGGAAGGTTTAGGGTATCAACCATTAGTTGCTGCTGGAGGAACTGCTATAGTAGGTGTATCTGGAACAATTACTTCTATTAGTATTGGTAATACTGGTTCTGGTTATAGGTCTGGTATTCAAACTGTAAATGTTTCAATACAGCAAGAAAGTCTTACTGATATTAGTATGACTCCAATTGGTACTGCTTCAGTATCTGATGGACATGTAACAGGAGTTGCAGTTACTAATACTCAAGTATTCTATAAACCAAGAAGTATAGTAAATGTAGGATACAGTTCAATAACAGGCATAACTGAAATTAAGACATTTAAACCACATGGTTTAATTCAAGGTGATGAAGTTAGTCTTTCTGGAATTGCATTCACTTGTACTTACTCTGGTCCTAAGTCTATTGCTGGATTTGCTTATAGTGCAGCAACTGGAATTGCAACAGTAACAACTTCAGGTAATCATGGATATGTAACAGGAAAAGATGTTATATTTACTGGAATTGCATTTACTTGTGGTTTAGATAATGGTGCTACTGATCATTTCTATCCAAGAGGTGAAGATTATGCTTATAAGAATTCAGTAGCAATTGCTGCAACAACATCTAATAGTATTACACTTGATGTTGGAGTATCTGGAAAGAATGACCAGTATACACATGCCTTCGTTTCAGCAACTACTGGTGCAGTGAAGAGTGGTGGTGATTATAGACATATATTTGCAAGTTCCACTCCAAATTCAATTAGTATTGCCAATACAACAAAAACATTAACACCAACTGATGCTGCTTACAATGCTGCTGCTGGATTAGTAACCTTTACTGCTGCTAATCATGGGTTGTTTACTACAGACACGGTTGGAGTATCAACGAATGCATTAGAATTTAGATGTGCAATGGATGATTATTCATCATTACATTCATATCCACGTATTACTGATCCTATTCATAATACTATGGTAGCAGTTGCTGCTACAACAGCAAATACATTTACAATTGATGTTGGTACATCTCCATTAGTAAGTCATAATGTTTCTGGTGCAACTTATGATGCTGCTTCAGGAGTTATGGTATTAACTATTGGTGCTCATACTTTGAAAACTGGAACCAGTATTAAACTTGATACTGAATCTTTAGCATTTACATGTTCTAAAGATAGTAATGCAACTACACACAAATATCCAAGAAAACCTGACCCATATTATGCTGGTACAAAAGTTACTCAGGTCAATAGTGCAACTGAATTTGTAGTTAATGTTGGTATATCTACTGTTGAAACATTCTATAAGAATGGAGGAAAAGTACAGGGAGTAATTGTTGCTCCAAGACCTACTGATGCTGCTGCTGGTAGAACAACTGTTTTAAGTATTATTGATAACAATACATTTAGTGTTAATACTGGAGTATCAAGTAGAACACACTTCTATGCTCGTTCTGGTAAGGTTCAGAAACCTTTAGATGTAGTATTTGATTTCCCTCTTTCTTATGATGATATGCCATTAGTTTATGCTAATGGTCAAAGTGGATTTGGAACTGCTGCAAGAGTAGATGTTCAGGTTGGTCAAGGTTCTAGTGTAATTGACTTTGAGATTAGAAATACTGGGTATGGTTATGGAACTGGTGATATTCTAACAGTTCCTATTGGAGGAGCAACAGGAATTCCAACTACTTCTGGTTTCCAAGAGTTTAAACTTACTGTTACGGAAGAGTTTACTGATGAATTTACAGGATGGTCTATTGGAACTCTTGATATGCTTGATAACTTTGATAATAAGTTTGATGGTAGTACTCAAGCATTCAGAATTAGAAAAGGTGGAACTTTAGTTTCTATTAGGTCTTCTGCTGGTTCTAACATTAATGTTGAGGATGCTCTTCTAGTATTTGTAAATGATATTCTACAAGTTCCTGGTCAAGGATACACATTTAGTGGTGGTAGTGTAATTACCTTTACTGAAGCACCTAAAATGGGTGATAAGTCTAAGATTTTATTCTATAAAGGAACTGGTGGTTTAGATGTTGTGTTTAGAGATATTTTAGAGACTATTAAGACTGGTGATAAGGTAACTGTTGGTTATGATGCATCTGTTGGACAAGAATCTTCTTTACAGGAAGATCCTAGAATAGTTACAAGTATTGATGCTACTGATTTAATTACAACCAATCCATACTTTGGACCTGGTAATACTACAAATGAAACTCTTATGAGACCTGTAGTATGGTGTAAGCAAACTGAAGATTTGATTGTAGATGGAAAAGAAATTGGAAAAGATAGAACATTATACGAACCAAGCATCTATCCTTATGGTTATCTTATTAAATCTGTTGGAATTGGTTCAACATCTGTTTGGGTTGATAATTTAAGACCATTATTCGATGCAGAAAATGAGAATGATACTGAACTTACTTTCCAAAATAGTATAAGATTTATCTCTCAAGATAACGTTATATCTGCTGCCGCTACAGCAGTTGTTTCTGGATTGGGTACTATTTCATCTATAGTACTCTCAACAGGCGGTGTAGGGTATTCTGCTACCCCTACAGTAAGCATTGCGTCTACCATAGGCATTTCTACCAGTACTATGGCAATGGCAGAAGCAACATTGACTAATGGAGTTGTAACTGGAGTTGCAGTAACAAGTCCTGGAGTTGGATATACAAATACTAATCCTCCTTTAGTTCTTATTACTCCAACTATAGCAGTTGATGAAAAGAATGCGGTTTCTAATTACGCAGGTGATTCTGGAGTGATTGTGGGATTTGGTATTACTACGGTTGCTTCTCAAGACCAACTTATATTTGATTTGTTTATTCCATACGATTCTTATTTGAGAGAACCTGCTTTAGTTGGAACTGCTCAAACATTGAGTACTTTGACAGGTCATGACCGTTTTGTTGTTTACAATTCAAGTGTTGGTGCTGCAGTAACTTCGATAACTTCTCAAGATAGTGCAGGTTCTAATACTGTTGGAATAGGAAAATCTTATGTTGATAATGTTTACGAAGTGAAGAGTGTAGAAACTATTCCTAAGAATATAGTTGGTATTGCTACAAATGTTACTAGAGTATTTGTAAATGTCTCTAGTCCTATTACATACGGTTCTGGAATTTCAACTTCCAATTACTTTGGTTCATTTAGTTGGGGTAGAATTAAACTTGATGGTAGACAACTTGAAAATGCTTATACCGCACAAACTCTGAACGGTATAGGTGTTGGAGGAACTACCACACCGACTGGTATTCATACTTCTACATTGGTTGAAAGGACTGCTCCTTTGAAATATAAAAATTATACAGTGTAACCTAGATAAATAAAAAGAAAACTGTTTAACAATGGCGGCCATAATAACTGATCAGATAAGAATATTAAATGCAAAGAACTTTGTTGCGGGTGTAACTACAGGTACTAATGCTTATTATTCTTTTATAGGTCTACCAAATCCTACTGATTATCAAAGTGATTGGGATAGTAATCCACCGTCACCTAAAGATAATTTTACGGAAGAGGATGAGTATTGGGATACTATGATTGCATTGAAGAAAATTAATGCAGGTGATGTTAGGCAGGTTGTAAGAAGAAGGTTGTGGTCTTCTGGAAATACTTATGACATGTATAGGAATGATTATAGTAGGTCAAATACTGCTAAGATTTCAGGAGCGACTAATTTATATTCTGCATCATATTATGTTGTTAATAGTGATTATAGAGTTTATGAATGTCTTCAAAATGGCACAGACCCAGAAAATCCTAATGGAAAACCATCTTTAGATGAACCAACATTTACTGATTTAGAACCAAGGTCTGCTGGTAGTAGTGGTGATGGATATGTTTGGAAATATCTTTATACTATTAAACCAAGTGATATTGTAAAGTTTGAATCAACAGATTTTATTCCTACTCCACCAAATTGGAGCACTAATACTGATGATGCTGCTGTTAGAGGAAATGCAGTTGATGGTTCTCTAAAAATAGTTACTATTACTAATAGAGGAGTTGGTTTAGGAACTGCTGGAGAAACTTATACTAGAGTTCCTATTAAGGGTGATGGTACTGGAGCAGAATGTACAATTGTTATTAATGCAGAATCTAAAGTTGGTTCTATCGAAGTTTCTAATCAAGGTTCTGGATATACTTTTGGTAATGTAGATTTAATTGCTGGTGGTGTTCCAACAGGAAGTGAAATACCAACTTTTGATGTTATTCCTTCTCCACCAGGTGGACATGGATTTGATGTTTATAGAGAATTAGGAGCAATGAATGTTCTCCTATATTCAAGAATTGAAAATGATAGTGAGAATCCTGACTTTATTACAGGCAACCAAATAGCAAGAGTGGGTGTAGTTGAAAATCCCAAAGTTCCTGGAAGTAACACAGAGAATTTAAGTGCTGATAAGGCAAGTGCTTTAAATGCTCTTAGATTAACAGGTATTGGTTATAGTACTGCTACCTTTACTCCAGATTCTTATGTTACTCAAACAGTAGGTACTGGTCAGACTGCAGCAGGAAGAGTTGTTAGTTATGACCAAACTACGGGTGTTTTGAAGTATTGGCAAGATAGGACTGTTGCAGGATTTAATACAGTAGGTACTGCTCAAACTAATCCTACAT